ATTAAAAACAATCTTAGGACAATGTATTTTAGAAACTGGTGTTACTAAATCAACAGGTAATACTAGCACACAAAGTTTTGCAGGTTCAGCAGGTTCAAGTGCGGCCGCTACTAGAGCACAAGGTTTAATCCAAGAAATTTATGATTATCTAGATGGCGACGGTGCTGTACTTCCTACTAGAACTGCTCCAGATGTAACTTGGGTAAATGCTTCATTACAATCAGAAGTATCAGCATTAGGTTCTGCAACACAAACTTCAATTGCTACTAACGTTACTAACTGGATTGATGGACAAATTGCGGCGGCAGGTGCAATTAGTAGTTCATTTACATACGATCAAGAAACTTGTTTCCGTGACGTTGGTTTAATTATTGACGCAATGAGTTTTGACTTAACCTACGTAGGTAATTCTAAAACTGTAGATGCCGCTGGAAGTTATTGGGACGGTGCAGTATCACGTATTCCAGGAGAGCGTGACGAAACTGTAGCGGCTTATAACTTTATGAAGTCGTTGATTCAAAACTATGTACTAACAAATACTGCTTATCCAACACAAACAGGATTTGGTTATCCTAATGCGGCGGCTACTATTGAAGCAAACAAAGAATTTATTATTGACGAAGTAGATGCATATCTACAAGGTCAAATTGCGGCTGGCACAGGTATTTGGGCAAGTTTCTCATACAATAGAGATAAGTGTAATAGAGATGTTGGAATTATTCTAGACGGTATTGCATTTGACTTAGAGTTTGGTGGTAACACACAAACACGTTACAATGCTTATAGATATTACGATGGTGCTTCAAGTAAAATTGCAGGAGAAGAAGCACAAACTGTTGCGGCATTAAATTATGCTCGTGACTTGGTTGCAGATTATATTATTACTAATACTGCATTTGCTTCATTACAAACAGGCCCAGGTGCAACTAAACAAGATACAAGTTTAACTGTAGGCGAAACTGCCGCTCGTGCTAGAACAGATACATTAATGGATTCAATTAGCACTGTTATTACAAGTGGTTTAGGATCATTACCATTACTAGAAGGCACACATACTAACCAAAAAGAAGAACAAGTAATTGATACAAATCTTGTTGCCGAAAGTGGTGTTAGTACTACACTAGGTAACTTACTTGATATTATTACAGATGTAATTGAAAATGGCTTAGGATCATTGCCTACTAAAACAGGCGGACAAGGACGCGAAACAAACATTCCTGCTCCAGAGATTTCAGTACACATTGAATCAGGATTGTACGAAGAATATATGCCTATCACATTACCAGACAACGTATCTGTCAAGGGTGATGAATTTAGACGTGTAATTATCCAACCAGTTGTTGGTGTTCGTCCTCCGCAACGTGCATTAGACTTAAAGTTTGAAAGAGGTGACCTAGAACGTTATGATGGCACTTCAATACCACAAGCCGCACGTTTTAGAAATCACTATGACTCGCAGTATTCAAGAGCAGACAGCGGCGGTGGTTTAAACGTTACAGGTTCTGGTACAGTTAGATTAAAAGACCTAGCATACAAACCAGTTAACGGACAATATTTTGTACACAGTGGAACAACATATTACATTAAGAATATGACCTTTGATCCGCTAGGTGTTGGAGATAACAGTGTTTGTGATGCTGAACTTTACAGCGACATTAACTTAACTACAACAACATCTCTATTAGCGGACATACCAAATAACACTACAGTTGAGTTGAAGAAACTTAACCAGCACATGGATATATTCTTGTGTAACAACGCAACTATTATGCGTAATGTTAGTGTTAGACGTCATCAAGGCTTTGCTATGGTGCTCGACCCAGAAGGTCAAATTTTAACTAAATCACCATACGCACAAACTTGTTCTTCATTCTCATCACAGGGTGGTGGTGGACAGTTTGTTGACGGTAACTCAGGTGTACAATATGGTAGTGTAGTTGACAATCCAGCAACTGGCTTTACAATGACACTTGAAGGGTTAACTAGAAAGATTCAGTTACCTACTACATTCTTATATCAAGGTTCACATCCAAGCGACACAGATAAGAAAACATATCGTATCATTGGTGCTACATCGCCAGTAGATGATGGTAGTGGTAATGGAACATTTAAACAAACTGTTACACTTGCAAGTGATACAGAAATTGCACTAGATACACGTTCACTAAACAACGGAACTATTCCGCAAGGTACAACACTACGTATTGAAACTGCTGGTAACAAGTCTATGACTTGTAACGACTATACACAATTAAACAACGAAGGCTTTGGTCTTGTTGCTACAAACGCAGGATTGATTGAGGCTGTATCAGTATTCACATACTATTGTGATGTTTCATACTTGGCTAGAAACGGTGGTCAAATTAGATCACTAAACGGATCAAGTTGTTATGGTCGTGTTGGTTTACAAGCAGAAGGTTCAGATCCAAACGAAAATATTCAAAGTGGTGATTTGTTCTTTAGACATCTAAATGCTACTGCTACTGGTTCACCCGATGTTGACTTTACACAAGAAGTTACATCACACAACCCAAGTACTGGTGCAAACTTAACAGGTGACACTACTTTACAAATTAGAGATTTTGATTACTTACCATTGCCTGATAGTAGAATTACACTAACAAAATTTGCTACTAACAACGACTCAACAGAATATGTAGTTGAAGAAATTACATTGCCAAGTGTTGGTGTTACAAATATGACAAATGCTAACCCAGGTGTATTTACAACTTCACCAAATCACTATATGAGAAATGGTGCTGTTGTACAAATTGACGGCTTTGACGACAATGGTACTACTGGCTTAGATGGTTGGTACTATATGGAAGTGCTTTCAGCAACAACATTTAGACTACACACAAATAGCAGTTTAAGTGCGGCAGTTGATACAACTTCGGTTGGTACTTACACAGGTAGTGGCGGTAGTGCAATTGGTGGTGGTAGAGCAGACCTTACACTAGGACAAGCAATATCAATCGGCGGCGGCGTAGAAATTGCCGATGGTGAAAGAATTCTACTTACTGCTGGTAAGAAAGCATACGTACGAGGACTTATCGATACTCCACGAGTACTACCAAGTTCTGCAATGCAATTTGCTACAGGCGATCAACAGGTATTCCGTATTCTAAACATTGAACGTGATAACTTTGATGAGCCGGGCGGCGCAGTTGACCTACAAGAACAACTATACGATTTACGTATTCCAACAGATAGAACTGCTGGTGATACAATTAAAGTTACTACTAAAATCTCAACTATGAGAGCAACAGGACACGACTTCCTAAACGTTGGTTGGGGTAACTATATTGATTCTAACTATCCAAACAACGTGTTTGGTGCTCCAGTTGGTAGGCCAGATTACTCAGTAGACCAAGCAAGTGAAGCAGTTGAAGTAGGTGCTGGTAGAGTATTCTACGCAAGTACAGACCAAGATGGTAACTTCCGTGTTGGTAGATACTTCCGTGTTAACCAAGGCGACGGTTCTGTTGAACTTAATGCTAACATTGGTTTAACAAACGTTGACAGTTTAGGCTTTACTAAAGGTACAACAATTAACGAGTTTTCAACTGATGATAAATTCCAAGGCCAGTCAGACGATGCTGTTCCAACAGAAGCATCAATTGGAACATACATTAACTCAGTAGTAGTTGGTAGACACGAAGATGGTACTGCGGTAACTCCGTTTACTGCTAACGGTTCACAAGCAACTACAACAACAGGTGGTTTGCTTAACAGAGATGGTTACGATGTAACTACACGTTCTTGGAACAAAATGCAAGGTGAGTTCAATATGAACTCAAACTTGATTACTAACATTTCAATGGTAGGTGCTACTGCTGATGACGGTGTTAACAAGAACTATGCAGACAATGTGTTCCGCGGAGCAACTACAGACTCAATTAGAACAGAAGTTAAAACATTTGAAATGTTAAATGATAGTACACTGAATGCAGGTGCTATCTATATGAACAACAACCAAGTTAAAGGGTTGATGGAACCAACAGACGATAACGATGCTGTTACTAAATCCTATGTTGATAGAACAAATACACTAGGCGGACTAACAGACGTTACAATTACTGGTACACCAAACGACACAGACTTGTTAATGTTTACAGGTGTTAATCAAGAAGATCAATACGTAGACTATACAAATAGTGTTAATGTTGCTCTTGATACTAGTGTAAACGGTACAGCAGGTGCAAGAATATTTGGTGAACCAACAGGCACTGGTTCTGATGTTAGATTAACACGTACAGGTAACACACTAAACATCCAACTTGCTACAGGTTCTATTAAAAATGCAGATGTAAGTGCTGAAGCAGATATCGAGCAAAGTAAACTAGCAATGAACTTTGCTACTACACGAGCAAGTGCTAATGCAGGTGGTAGAGCAATTGGTTCAGTTGCTCTAAACAATCCAATGAGAATCGGTACTAGTGGCGACCACGATTTAATTAACGGTGATAGAATTACAATTAACAATGTTAGTGGTACTTCACAACTTAACGGTA